TTCAGCTGCTCACAAAAAGAACTTCAGCAAACACGGACAAAGGACACAAAAACACCACGACCACCAGAATTTACTGAGAGAATACAGCATTCCCAGGGTATGTGGGGTGTACAAAATATAGACACATAAGCCATACAGAAACACATTACACCAAAGCAAGGGCGACAAGAACAGCAGACGAGACACAAGCAACAACAAATACATGGCTCATTTGCGGGTGCGTTTCCGTTTGGCGGGTGATGTGCCCACAGAATTAGCAATGCGTAACGTCCGCTTACGGGTGCTGCGAGGCTGCTGCCCCAATTGCAAGAGGAACTTACGCCCCAACGGAAATTGGTCGAGGTCCTGAGAAAGACGATCCGAGATGTCAACATCCCAGAACTTGAATTGCCCATATCTATCTACACGTTCTTTGGGAGGCACCTTATCGGGGCAGCGTGTAGCAAGAGAATTCTCATACCTATATCTATCCTCCACATTATTAGCGGGGGGAGGATTAACCCCCAAATTCCAAGTCTCTAAAATATCTGTGTTCATGGTGTGCAGATGTGCAAGAACCTCGGGGGTAAGAGTGACCACGCACACTTGGAATATAAAGGACAGGTCATACTCCTCTACATGTCGCAGATACTGGTTAAATTTACTGGCATCATATTCCTGAGGGGATGCTTCTGTAGATACAGACAGGGTGAAATTGGTACCGCGTGTAGTGTCCACAACTGTGACAAATAACTGATTTTCCCAGCAAATACCATTATTCTGTCCTTGCGCCCGCTGCAACCAATATGGCCTATTGAACAATTGAGCCTCACTGGTCACCAGCGAACCACTAGGAGTACCAAAGTACACAGATGTGCCCATCTTACTTTGAGGTTGCCCGGAGGCCGCCTTCAAAACCAAGGAGTCTGGTACAGCGTCTCCCACCTTACCTGCATGTGAGAAAAAGTGTCTAGTGTATTGTTGCTCCCTCCGCGCATAGAAAAACAAAGAGTCCCCATAGTTGTCTTTACCCATCTTAATGTAGTCAGGATATTTGCAAATGGAATCAACTATATCAAGTGGCACATCAGATCGGTTTTCCTGCAAGGCTTTGAAGTCCATATTGCCAAACCCAGTGTCAATCATGTCACCGTCTTCAATGACACTGCCAACGAGTTCAATGGGAGGGCATGACCCCTGCTGTGCTCCGTCCTCGTCACAGGAACGGGCTTTGCCCCAATGTTCGCCTATGGCAGGTGCACACCCAACAAGAAATAATTGCGTCTGTTTCGGGTCGAAAGACACACTCTGCCTGTTGTCTTTCCCGATTTCGGGGGTATATTTGCCTGGATTTTCATGATCATCGAATCTATTAAACAATGGGTGTCCTGTAGTTCCTATACCTAATGGCTGCCCCCGGCCCACCTCAATACCCCTGAGAGCCCAAACCAAACGCTCCTTTTCAGGATTATACAGGGTCTGGTCCCCCAAAGCAAACCTATTAGGATCTGGTAACCGGACCCTAAAAACTCGGTATTGGGAAGAGGAGACCTTCGGCACCGTCACCTTCTGTTTACCCGAGTCATAAAGCTGAAAATAAGGGTGCCCTACAGTTAAGAGTCTGTCACTGTCAGCGTGGTAGTATATAGGCGTCCGCGTCACGTATGCGTCCGTGCTCATCGTCGTTGTGACAGGGGAGGGTGGGAGATATAATTTCTTGTCGCTTGGTAACCAGAACGCCATCTGCAAGACAGGAGTTAAAATCCATATGCAACACTGCGCCTCCGTTTTCTGCGTCGGCGCAGAAGACTGGGGTCTAACACACCGGCCGAATAATAAACCGTGTCATCACTGGGTGCAGGACGTTTGGTTCCACCGTCGACGGGTCGGGACATGCCCGGCGGTGATGGGTCTTTGCCGTAATCAACTGTGATGCCACCTAGGCCATCTGTATATACAGACCAGGGCCCCTTGTCTACGTAAACTACTTCGTTACTAGAGCCTATGCGGAGGGGTCCCAAATTTAGTTCTTCCACTGCATCAAGCAGGTCCTCCTCCGAATATGTACTCGGCTCCGCCAGATCAATGATATCAAAGTCATCACCAGGGTGCCCCTCCGGTATCCCTAAGTCACCGGTGCCCTCCCCTATAGGCTGCCACTCAATTGACTCCTGTGGTGCTATGGAGCTAACATCCTGAAAGAAGTGTACCTCAGCACCAACTGTCGCCCCACTGCGTGTACGCATGGACCCCCGCTGTCCGATGCGGAATACCCGCACCCTCCCTTCAGGCCCGCGCGTGAACTGTGGTCTGTGTACTGTTACAACGTCTGTAAACGCCTCATCGGGGGCGGCGGTGGGAATGTCAGAAAACGGTAGCGTGACCGTGAGATCCCCGTCGTAGGCAGGGTTTGTAAAAGTAGCCAACGACCGCACACCACTAAGAAACTGAGGGTCGCTTACCCGCACCTGCTGGTACCTACGACCCGTGAAACCCCGAGTGCGGCTAATGTTTCCCGCGGGCGTGCTTGTGCGAAAACCTCCGGTCTCCACAGAGCCCCCCGAAAGGTCCAATAGGGGAATCTCCTCGGGTGCCTCAACGTCCCCTAAAGTCTGCCCCATAGCCTGCCTTACAAGAACGTGATGCGTGTATGATGACTCCCCGTAACGTGCCGTGGACCCTGGAATGGTATGGAGGCCTGGTTCCCCGTGTGCCCCAAATGTGGGGGGTGCTGCAGTGTCTGGAGGACCTGAGATGTCCAATGTAGGGGCACCGCCCGACACCGACGGCACACTGTCCCCGGATGCGGGAATCTCTCCAACAACAGAGACATCGCCGCTAGTTCCGAGGTCCACCAGCTCAATTACAGAGGGGTCGGTGGCCCCAACCGCTGGTCCAGCAGCGGGCCCGAATAGCTCAGGGTCCTCAAACACCTCGGGTCTGCCTGGCAAAAGAGGGGCCACATCTTGCGGTCCGAGGACATCCACAGCTGCGTTGGGCCGCACCGCAGTGCCAGCACCAACGCGGACTCCACCAGTAGCCCCACCAAGAGGCCTGTACCCCATGGCCCCCCCGGTACCTCTTCCTGTACCAATGCCCAGCCCACCCAAGAATACGGCGGAGCTACCGTACTTTAAAAGAAGGTCAGCGGTCGTGGTGCCCTCTATTTTATTGACAACATCAGGGGGACATGTGCCAGAAGCTTTGCAAGTTTTGTACAAGTCCTCTGCAGAGGCGCGCTTTGTCCGCCGGGCACGCACCATGGCAACCAAGTAAATTTGCAGACGCAGCAGGCAAAGGTATGCAGTACAAATCAAGCGTGCGCATGCAAGTACAAAACCACACCCACCCCGTCCCGCCTATCCTAACTATTTACAAAAACAATTAGTCCTGCACGTCTCTCCACAGCTACAGGCTGACCCCTGCAAACCCCATACTCATATGCACGCCCTTCGGCAGGGACACAGTCCGCATGAAGGCATTGGCCTGTGCAGGACCCGGGAAGACCACCAGTATGCGCGCTCGCCCCTGTCTTTCAGCCCCTAAGTCCCCAGTCCAATGCCAGGTAGAGCTTATGCACAAGTACAGACCAGCGTGCTGTTTTTTTATGCGGTACCTTAAGCACTTCAGTTGATTGGCGCCCCCTTTAAGAACAGTCACAACGGGATGCCCAGGCCCGCAAAGAAGGTTTCCAAGTCCGCCAACAGATCCGTCCGGAACTTCACACACTCCGCGTGCAGCTTGAGCAGGCAGTCCCGGGCCCGGCTGCGTCTCCGGCGCTGCTCCGGGGTCAAGTCCTCGTCTGTCCAGAGGATAGTGTCCGGCCAAACCAGGACACCACCCTCCGGATTCGCAGCAAGGGGCGGGGGGAATACAGGGGATCTGGGTATTCTCGCTCGGACCGCAGGACCAAGCGAAAGGTCCTCGTCCTCCACTGGGCCCCGGAACGTAGGGGTCTGCCCAGTCTCCGGGTCGCTGTCCGTAAGCCACACACCCGCCGCCGGCGCTGGGGGAGGTGGTGGAGGTGGGGAGGGCGATCTGCCGCGCCGCGGCACCCCTCCGACGGCTCCCAACAGAGACTCGTCGTCCTCCTCCTCCTCGTCCTCCTCCTCGTCCTCTAGACCCACGTCCTCTGGACGCTGGTTCTGCGGACACGCACGGGTCTGCGGAGAATCCTCCTCGTCGGAAAACTGGGGGTGTCTCCAAGGAGGTCGCGGGTACGGTGGAGGTGGACTCGCAAACCGCCTCCGGCGGCGGCGGCGGCGGTGTTGTGGCGGCTCTGGGTCGTTTCGGGGGTGGTGAGGGAGGTGAGGGAGGCCCGGTCTCGATGGTGGGTCCGAGCTCAAAAGGTCCACTATTAGGCCAGTCACTGTCGGCGGCAGCAAACCCGTCGGAGGTGGAGCTGGTGACAATAGGGGGAGAAATCAGTTCATTGCCATACTCCACATCATACACACCTGTAGTGCCATATGTCCTTGCATCTTCTGCAAACGTGTGATAATAATGCTTGTAGCCATCCTCCCTATAGAATAGCCCCGTATAGTCGGCGCCACCGTCCGTTTTGGTCCAGCTGTCCCCATCCTGGTAATAAACCTGCTTCCAGGCGGTATGCTGGCACGCATTGTCTTTGTCCCCGTCAAACCACACAGTCACTGGCACAGCACCCTTTTTCAAGCAGTTGGCCGGCGGTGCCAGCAGTGCCTCCCTGCTGGTATCGCACAGTGTCCATTCCTCGTCTGCGTAGGGGGTGTGTTGCAGGTTTGTTAGCAGCAGCATCATCTCTATTGCCTGCTTGGCCTTATCCTGAGACACGCTGAGATGGGGCACAGCCTGCATGCCGAGCCGCATAATTCCCTGCCTGCGCGCGAAGTGCAGCAAAACGTTCTCCTGCCTGATTAGGCTCCAGTGTCTGATCTGACTGTCCAACGTATTGCTGCCTGTCTCATAGAGTGTTAGCAGTTCCTCTTGCACCGCATCTAAGCGGCTCGCCAGTTTCTCCATCGTCTCCCTCGTCCTCTTGATCGCTTAGGTCTAACTGTTTCCATAGCCTTTGAAAAAATGATTGCCAATGAGCGTCAGTTATATTATACGTTGGCGTGCCGTCATCATTTAGGGGCATGTCGGAGCCAAATTTAAAAACCCTTACTCTACTCCATAGGTATCGCCATCTGGCGTCCGCCTGTATATCCACATTTGTGGTTACTATTAATGGCGGGCATTTGATCTGCACAGGGGCCCTATGTTTACAGTCCAGGCATATAGGATTACCATCCAATGCATTTCTCAAATTAATATCTATATAGTCCCAGCATGGTCTGGTTGCATCGTCCAGCAGTGCTATTTTTGCATCTGCCAAGGGCTGCAGCCAGAACTGACTACGTGAATTCACGTAAGACAATACACGTCCTTTCAGACACTGAATTAAGCTCATTGCGAACATGGATTTCCCTGTATTTGGGGGACCGTACAGAACCAGACAATTTTTCTTTGGCGTGCCACGGAGCAAATGCATCATTGCATTTAAAAAAATTATAACCTCCACATGCTGAAACTTAAGAAAATTCAGAATTACTTTCCAATCGGTAGTGCACTGCCTATCTTTAATTTGCTTATGTATCCAAGCAGAGATAGACATATTTTGCATTTCAGCGCGCTTATAGTACCCGACCATACGTGCACAGTCTTTGACAAATTTGGCCTGATTATTGCATTCCAACCATGCCAATGCATTGCTGTCCTCCGTGGCAAGCCGTGCATATTCGTAGGCAATTTGGCACTCGTCACGGAAGTCGTTATCGTACGCCCACTGCACCATATCCCCAAAGCTAAAACGTGCCTCCTCTCCGGTTTTATGTGATATCATAGTCTGCTGCAGAATCCACTCCGGATGGGGGCCATGCACCACACCCCCATTCCCAATACCACACTTATACCAGTACAGCGCGGCGGGCACACTCTTAACCTTAGGTGGCTGTGCCATTATCTGAGCATCTTTTACGTCCATCAAGGCTTTTACCAATTTACACACGGTTTCTCTACTTTTTGAGGTTTTGAATCGCGCCAAAAATACAACAAGTATTGCCCCGCGCCCGCCATGCACTGTGAGATTCAAATATTCGCAGTGTGGCGTTAGGAGACTGGGAGCTGTAAGACTCACCGGCCCAGACACACCGTAAACACAAACTACCCAGTCCGTATAGCATGTCTTATTGCTACGAAACGTGCGTGTAAGCTCTGTGAAACTTACACCCACCAAGTCTTTGAATTTACCCAACAGGGTCGCCCTTTGGTTGCTGCTACGTAGTAGTGCTTCCGCCCCCCAATTTCTTTCCGGACTGCCGCTCGCGGTTTCTACCTGCTCCGGTGTCTGCCCAACATAATCCTCAGCTTCATGCTGCACAGATAATTCCACCCCACTGTCCTCCTGAGGGAACAGCCGTCTCTTGCTCTTACGCCTTGGAGACAGGCTTATAGATTGCAAACGTGGGCTTAACTCAGCTATTGCATTAGGGCTTTCAAGATGCTTTCGCTTTAGCACCGTAAGCTCTTTATCATAATCCCCTTGACAGAGCGCATTGTGCAGCGCCAGGGAATTCCCCTGGTGGCAATCTGTGTCGTCCAGAAGGTCAGACACGTCAGTATCCGTACTGCCATCGAACAGGTGCTCCCAGGACCCGTCCAGGTCACTACACTCTGCCTCTTCTAGAACCCAGCTGCTACACCCCTGTAAAGGAGATGTACCTTCTGCCATGGCTCCTAGATGTAGCGTCTAGTAGAACAGGCGCCGCAGACGAGACTTAAATTGTCGCACAGTAATTGTTGCAGCGTCCTGACGCCTGATGGGTCTGATAAAATCACCAGTTTTAAGGGACGACTGCACACTCCACAGGGTACGTCGACTCTGTAAGGCTGCAATGCAGGTGGCTCCGCCTCCACCTCAACCTCGATCTCCTCCTCTAAGGTCTCATTACAATGAAGACTTAGGGGACACGGCGGTGCCTCCAGCAGTACAATGTCTTTAATGGTAGGTGTCGTGCCAATCATTATTGCAGGTACCTGCACAGTCTGCAGGGAGCTCTGAAGCGACCCCGAATCCGGTGTATGCAGCTATTGTCCAGAAGCAGTTGCAGCTTTTCTCCTGGTGTCAATGGCGCGTAGCAATATAGACACCTAATAAAATCCTGGAATAGTGGTCCGTTAAGAGGCCCGTACCACTCATGCAAAGTCCAGATCCCTGTGCAAAAATGCTCGCGCTCGTAGCGCGAGGAGGCTAGCAAGCACCGCACGCAGCTGCCGTATGGGCTCTCATCCTTCCAGGTCAGCTGCAAAGCTGCATAATCAAAATGGTCTAGGTCGGTCCGGGACATAAGTGTTCCGCAAAATACGCATGGTAATGTCAATTCCTCCAACGGTGTCCCGGTACGTAAGCAAAGCCCCGTGACCGTGCGAGGACGCTCCATATTCCTAGAATACGGATGTACACCGGTTTATAAACGGTAGACCCCTTCCGGTCGCTGCAGAAAATGGTATAGGGATTGTTGTTGGCAACAATTACAGCACATACCTTTATGATAACCGCGCCCGGTCCAGGTGCAGCGTTGAGTAAACGGTCGGGACCCCTTCCAAACCGCGATCGGTTACAGCTTGCACCGCATACGTCAGCAACTTTTTTGGCTAAACCGATTTGTTTATGCCTGAAGCTCTACACACACACCACCGAAACCGTTTTCGGTTCCCGCCAACCGAAACCGCTGGCGGTGCAGCTGCTGCGGTCGGGAGGGCAGCCAGTGGCAGGTCCAGACGAAGAGTGCAGATCGATAGCTGCTCCCGAATAAATACAGCAGACCAGCTGACTCACCACGGGTGCGGCGGCGCCCACTCTGCAAAATACATTGACAATGCATTGCTCACAAAAAGAAC